GACGGACTCTACTAAGATCAGGTTGGCCCGGAAAACGGGGGGCAGGTCATCACCCGTCAACAGCCAGCTCCCTCGGCATCGCCAGACGCCCGTGCGCGGCATAACAATGAACCTAAAATTAACAAAATCACATCAAGTTCATGTAAATTCTGCCGAAAATTCAGGGGAAGAAGTACGTGGCAAAAGGGAAGCACTCGCCGACACCGACGCGGCCGGACATTGCTCAATTGATCCGTGAGAACGAACGACTTAAGCAAAAGCTGTCTAGCCGCCGAACTTCCCAAGTGATCAGCAGTCTAACTGAGCTAGGAAAGTGGACAATCGCAGGAGCGGTCATTGTAGCTTCTGTTTATTTTCTGGCCGGACAGGTAACGAAGGTAGATGCAACGCTTGATCTGGGTAGCTCGATCGGCGATGCACTGAAGGAAATTGTCACCAATCTTTGGATTCATCTGTTCTTGATGGTCGGGCTTCTCGCCTCCACGCGTAGCGCAGCGCGCTATCGGCGCATCAACAAGTCTCTGGTACACCAAGTCTCAGAAAAGACGAAGAAGCTGGAAGAGATGAAAGATCCAAGGCGATCATCAAGCAACCTGGGCACGGATGGCGAAACCCATGAGGGGGACAAGTAATGGTCACGTTCATACTTTTAACAACAGGACTTCTATGTATCGCCCTCGTTGTGAAGGCGGTTTTTTTCGACTACTCGGCATCCGCTATCGCGCTTGCTCGCCATGACCTTTTCAGGCTCCGCGACCGCCTTTTTGAGATTGCAGAATCGGGCGAACTGAAATTCGATGACCGCGCATATCTGGGTGTTCGTGCACTAATCAACGGCTACATCCAGTACGCCCATCGCCTGACTTTTAGCCAGATGGTAATGACCAAGATTGTGATGGCTTGGAAGGGACAGAAATCCGATGGCATCAACTGGACCAAGGAACTCAGCAAGCTTCCCGCGCAGGCTCGAGATCAGGTGAACGAAGTACTTCACGAGGCGATCGTCACCATGCTTCGCCTGATGGTTACGCGCTCGCCGCTTCTGAGTGCTGGCTTCATCTGCTATGTGGCCGCTCGCCTTTCTGCGCAGGCTTGGCAGAAGGTAGTCGATCGAGTACGCAGTACGAAGATGGCAGAGATGACTCCTTCCGAGGCAGCCTACGAGGACGTGCTTGCGCACAAGCCGGGCCGCGCGTTCGTGTTCGTGGTGTCCTCGGAGGCACGAAGAGTCAACCGATCCCAGTTCCCTTATGGACTGCAAGCAGCGTAAAAAAAGGGCCCATTTGGGCCCTTTTTTATGCCGCTCGACTCAGGACAGATAGCATTCCATAGATGCGGTCCTCGCCCCTTCTGACCATTTCGAGATAGCCCCTCACGGTCACCGGAGGCTCTCCTAGATTGGTCAACAAGAGGAGGCAGGTTTCGTAACGCTCAACCTTCTTGCGGCCTATCCCACAATAGTAGGCACGCAGAACGCATGCCATACCAGCGTTGGTTCGCGCGATTTCCGCGACGAGATCCTCGATCCGTTGCGCTCGCGAGTCACTTTCGAGAGGCTTGTAGCCTTGCGTCTTAGCCGGCATATCTCCCTTGTGCTCGATCAGCACAGACAGCAGACTCTTTGAATGGTGCCCGAGGTAGTCACAGTCTCGATGTAGGGCGAACTCTCTGCCCCAGTGATCTAGCTCGGCGCGGACGAACAACCCGAAGGTATCAACCTGCATTTTTTAGCTCCCCGTGCTGACATCGACCCGTCTCCGGCCTGCCCGTAATCCGCACCACCACCTGGCCGCCCGGCCGGCGCTCGTCATGCACTACCAGGTGTCCCTGGAATCGCCCATCGTTGATCCCAAGCAGCTGGGCGATCCCGTCCCGGTACGGCTTGCATCGCCCCGTCATGTTGTCGTCGTCCGGCAGCTTCTTGCCCGGCGCCTGGTAGCAGTCGATCCACAAGTGCAGCTTGCCGGGCGGTAGCTGCAGCGCGCGCCACCCAGCCTCGTGCGCCAGCACCACCGCAGTCTGCCGGGCGTGCTTCGTCGCCCGCGCTTTCACCCGGAAATGCACTCGGGCGTTCGGCGACAGGTCCTTGCTCGGCCAGGGCAGTACCAGCTCCAGCGCGCGGTCAGCCTCCATGGGCGGCCTCTTGCTGCTCGATCGCATCGCGGAAGGCAGCGCGCCAACGGAACGCAGTTGCCCGGCTGACGCCGAAGTCCGCCCGAAGCTGGGCGACCGAGGGCATGCGGTCCCCGTACATTCGGACCATCCGCAGCGCGGCCGTCAGCGTCAGGTTCTGCCGGCCCCAATCCGGCCAGCCTGGCTCGCGGTTGTGGTGGTGATCAGCTGGCTGGCGGTTCATGGCACCTCCGGGCCGGTCGGCTCGGCCGCGAAGTGCGTGATCGCAGGGTTGTCGCCGCGCCAGCTGCCGAACACCGGCCGCTTGCTCACCGAGTCCCACAGCATCAGCCGCGTGCCGTCCTGCGGCGCCTCGGCAATCGGAAACCAGACCGTCGACGCCGACAGGGCGGCCTCGATCGCATTGAGTGCGCTGGCTGTGGTCACAACTACGGACTGGCCGGCATGGAGCTTCGCCCGGCCCGCCGCACTGAAATCCCGCTGCAGCAATTCCCGCGCTCTGTTCGCTACCCCGTTCATGCTGCCTGCTCCCAGCTGGCCGTCAGGCGCTGCACGTGCCCGCCGCGTGCCTCGAACTGCTCCACCGTCTCGGCCGGCCGCTGGCCCGCCTTCTCCTTCCCCCACGGCTTCGCCGGCGCCAAGTCCGCCAGGAGCGCCACGCGCGAGCGGTTGATGGTCATCTTGTCCACGCGCGGCGCCTTCGGCTGGGCGCCGTTGCGCGCACGGTAGGCCCGGCCGCGCTCGATGCGCCGCTCGCGAAGTTCCTCCGCCGTCGCCTTGTGGAAGCGCATACCCTTTCCGCTGTAGCGGTAGGCGGCGGTAGCCCGAACGCCCGTCTTCACCAGGTAGCCGCAGCTCACCAGCCACGTCAGAACATCGCGGACGCCGTTGCGCTCCTTCGTCTTGTCGACGCCGGTCACGTCCATCAACTCGAACACCTGCTGGTGGCCGAGCGACTGGCCCTTCCGCGCTTCGAAAATGGTCCTGACCTCGTCGGACAGGCCTGTAGGCTTAGCCATTGGCGGTTCTCCTGAGATGGTTCACATAGGTCTGCTGCGCGATCAGTTCGTCATCGGAGCAGTACAGTTCGTGGAAGGTTCTGGAGCCGTCTTTCAGGCTCCAGCCGTAAACCTTGGACATCCATGCGAACGACCTCCCTTCTTGCGGGATGCGCTCGTGGTGCCACTGGCACATGGCGAAGCCGAAGGCGTGGCCGCGGCGGACGTTTCCTGACTTGCAGTGGTGGTAGTCGCAGCCGTACACCACGCGGTGCCGAGGGAGCAGGTTCCGCGTGTAGAGCAGAAGACAGACCATGCAAGGCCCTGCCTTCGCCTTCCGGATCCGGCGCGCTTCTTCCTTCGTTGGCGGCGGTGCCTTCGACCACATCAGCGTTTCGTCCTCATCGTGCTGCGGCGTGCCGCGCTCAGTTCCTGGTCCCGCTTGTCCCACCCGGCCTGCCAGCGGCGCCGCCGCGTCACACCGTCCTGCCCCATCTCGTACCGCGGTGCCGATTCCCGACTGCGGCACGCATCGCGTGCCCAGCGGCCGGCCTGCTCCGCCTGGGCCAGCTCCGCCTCAGTCACCATCGAAGTTCAGCTCGGCCGCTGCCCGCTCCATCGCAGCGCGCGCCGACTCCCGGTCACGCACCGGTCGCACGCCGTGCTTTTCCTGCTCGATCGCCAGCACCGGCTGCGGCAGCGGCTGGCCGTCGACCACGTGCTGGACAGCGCGCGTGTAGGCCTCCTCCAACATCCGGCGCTGCTGTGATCCGTGGTCGGCCGAGGCGTAGACGTGCAGGTCAAGTAGCGACCGCACCAGCACCGTGAAGCCGCTTTGCGGACGGCCCGGCGCCATCTCCCGCTCCACCGCCGCCATGACCGGAATGTCCAGGCACATCGTCAGGAACCGCGGCGGGTTCGGCGGCCACTCCCGGCCCTCGGTCAGGCAGCAGGCCATGCCGCGAGCGTGCTGTGCCCGGCTGCGACCTTTCAGCACCTGGAACCACGTGCCGGCGGCGATGGTCAGGCTGCCGTCCTTCTTGAACGGCGCAGCGCCGTTCTCGCGCTCCCACTTGCCCGGGAACATGGCCGTCATCTGCTTCCAGAATTCCCACAGGTAGGCCGACTGCGACTCGCTCAGCGGCTCAGCCGACGACGGCGAACTCGGCGTCGACGACATCCCCTGGCTCGACCCCAGCGCCGCCACCGTGGCCACTGCCTCGGCGTTGGGCGAAGAACTGCTGTTGGAGCTGCTCGGTGCGGTCGGCAGAACCGTGTTGAGGGCTTGCATGCGTTGCTCCTGCGGATGGCTGGGCGACAGGGATCACGGGTAGCGACAGGCCGGCGGCCATCGTCTGCTTCAGGGATTCGTTGGGGTCGTGGCCGGCGGTGATCAGTTCCAGCAGCTGCTGGCGGACATGCAACCAGCCTTGGACCGACAGCGGGCGGCGAATCGCGGCGCGGTGCCGGACGAACCGGGCCAGCTGCTCGCGGTCGATGTCGTGTGGCGTGCTGCCGAATCCGGCCAGCTCGCGGTCGACCTGCTCGGCGGTCAGCGCCAGCGGATCCGCCTCGCGCTCACACTCGCGGTGTGAGGGTTGCTCTTGGTTGCTTTTGGTTGCTCTTGGTTCGGGTGCAATAGCTGTTGCACCCTTTTCGACGCCGTTTTGCACCCTTTCCTGGGTCGTTTTGCACCCTTCGGAGGCCTGTTTTGCACCCTTTGCAAAGGGTGCAATTTCTGCACCCTTCATCCATTCAGGGTTGATCCGGTACTGGCGGGTACGACCGCCTTCGCCGAACCCGCTGCGACGGCCACCGATGCCAGCGTTGACCAGCACCAGCCAGCCGGATTGCTCCATGCGGCGCAGCTGGTACTGCACCGAACGCTCCGACTGCCGGGTCTTCTCGGCCAGCCGTGCAATCGACGGAAAGATGTGCGTGCCGTCGTCGTGCGCGTGGTCGGCCAGCGCCAGCGCCAGCAGCATCTCGCCGCCGCCGTTCGGGTAGCGGTCGAAGACCATGCCTGTAACTCGTGCGCTCACGTCAGATCCCCAAGGCCAGGTTCTGGCCCGGGGCCACCGGCCACCAGGTGCAAGCCGTGCGGCCACTGACCGCGCACGGCTTGTTGGGGCCGCGCCACACGCGGCCTGCCTTGATCAGCTCAGGCAGGCGGCGGGCCAGCATGTATCGATCCAGGCCGGTGGCCTGCGCCAGCTCGTTGCTGGTCATGCCCGGGTAATCGGCAACCGCCCTGGCGCTCTGGTCGTGCTGGTGGGCCTGCAGGCCGCTCGAGACCACGTAGTGCGCCGCGTCGTGGCTGGTACTCAGGTCGCTGGAACGAGCAGGATGGTTCATTGCGCATCCCTCGCAGCAGCGTTCGCCGCATGCTGAGCAAGCTCGGCAAAGATCTCCTGCAGGCGCGCGCAGTGCTGCGCGATGGTGCTGGCCTCGTTCGGCGTGATCCGCTGGTCAGCCATCGCTTCGGCGATGACCTCGGCCAGATCACCCTTGGCGCCGGCTGCAGCAAGCAGCGCGCCAATCAAGCTGCCGCTGGTCCTGCCTTCCATCTTGCTCAGCGTGTAGCCGTGCTCGCCGGCCAGGGCGTGCAGAATTCGGTAGTCGCCGGTCACGCCCATCACCTCGCTGGCTTCGACCAGCGTCAGGTGGTGCGTGGAGTTGTTCGGATTCACCTTGTTCCGGAGCACCGCCGCTGACATGGCAATGCGCGGTGCCAGAGACTCGCTACCGCCTGGATAGGCATGCACGGTCTTGTGGGCTGCGTCGATGATGTTCATTCGGGGCTCTCGTGAACGTGGTTTCAGGCATTCGTGCGGCGCAACATGTGCGCCATGGAGATCAACAACTCAGGGACGACGGGCGCCGCCCTCCTTGCGCTACGCTGGATGTGCCAACAACCGAGCCCGCAAGGAGGGCGACATATGGAAATCAAGGAGATGCGTCAGGCGATTCTTCGACGTCTGGATTCCGCGCCAGCGGACATCTTTACTGGCGAGCAACTGTCCGATTTGGGTGACGCTCAACGTGTTCTGACCGAGGTCAGCTACTTGGAAGAGCTTGGCCTGCTGAAGGCTGAGTACTGTCTTTCGGGAAAGGTGGCCTGGGCGCGGATCACGAGCCGGGGGCGCGATTACGTTGATCCAAGTGGAGGAATCGGCGGCGAACTCAACGTGGTCACCGTCAAGCTTCACGAAGACACACTTCGTCAGATCTTCATCAACCGAGTGAATGCGTCTGACGCCGACAGCACGGTCAAAGGGAAGCTCATTGACCAAATCAAGTCCCTCCCTGCAGAAGCGCTATCGAAGCTCGCAGAGAAGGCTCTGGAGGAAGGGCTGCGCTACATGCCGCACGCACTTCAGTGGCTTCAAACAGCACAGTGGACTTGAAAGCCATGCCTCGCTTGAACTTGATCCAGCCCAGGGTCGTCTCAGTCCCGTGCGAAGTGGATGTGATGGGCGCCCAGAACTCCATTTCCCTGCATGCGCGGTTGCCGAAGGCCACCCGCAACACCAAGGCATCTCCGGCTTTCGACAGAGCACTGAAGGAAATCTCTTGGCGCTGTCCAAGGCGACCGAGAAGCCTGACCCAGTCGGCCTTCGCTTCATCAAGATCGGCACGAGACACGGCCACAGCCGGCTCAAAGAGCGCGCGCCACGCCGCCAGAATTCGATTCAGCGCGCGCATGTCAGGCAACCTCCAGGGGGGCGTAACGGTTCTCATCGGGGTCGTGCGGCACGGGCTGCGCCTGCGGTTGTTCCTGCACACCCAGCAGGCGCTGGATCTGCGGCAGCCCTGGCAATGCGCCCTCTTCCGCCCAGGACTCGACCTGCTCGGTCGGCAGCTGCAGCACCTTCGCCAGCTGCTTGTCCGTCGACAGGCCCAGCCTTGCGCGCAGCGCGCGCTTGCTCATGCGGCAGTCGATCTCCGGCCCCAAGGATCGGATCGAATGAGACGATGGTGCTGGACCATAGACGTCTGGCCGAAGATCGTGCCGAGAAATGCCAGTGCATTCCTCCACCGCTAAAACTCGTTCGGCGGGAACTCTGCCCCTCACCTTCCACTCGCTGATTGAAGCGGAGCGGATCCCAAGGAACTCGGCGAGGCGCTGCTGACTACCAGCAGCGTCGATGGCTCTAAGTAGGGGCTGGTTCTCGTCCATGGGCGCATCTTAGGCCCAACCTAATCTGCCGGTCAACAGGGCAAACCTAATTTTCTAAGAGGCATCATTTAGGCTATGCCTAAGAGACCACCTGACAACTACGCGCCTGAGTTCGGTCGGCGACTTGTTCAGCTTCTTGCAGCGCGGGGAATCCCTCGCCGTGGCGCCGGTGCGTACCTGCAGAGGACCTACCGCGTCTCCAATGTGACCGCGAACGACTGGCTGAACGGAAAGTTCCGCCCCGAGATTGATACCGCCCGCCAGATCGCGGTTGACCATGGTGCTGACTTCGACGAACTCTACTTCGGCGCCGATAGGGCAGCACCAAGCGATCAGGACTACACCGACGTTGTTGGCTACTCTCAGGCTGTTGGCTTGGGCGCCGCCGGTGCAGAGGCCGAGGAGTACGCCGAGACCCATAGCCTCAAGTTCAAAAAGACCAGCCTTAGGCGTCGTGGCATCTATGGCCGCAACCTTGCTATCTACTATGGCAAGGGCGACTCCATGGAACCCACCATCGAAGATGGCGATGCGATTCTGTTCGACGTGTCTGATACCCGCGTTGTTGACGGTTGCCTGTACGTTATCCAGGTACACGGCGCGGCTAACCCGGAGTACTACGTGAAAAGAGCGCTGGTCCTAGACGGCACAGTCTTCTTCAGTAGCGACAATCCCAAGGGCGACCACCATTGGCAAAAGCCTAGAAGAATGGACTCAAAACGCGAGCCGATCACGGTCGTTGGGCGAGTCCATTGGATTGGCGGTTGGGCCGACTGATGAGCACCGACCCTGCGAGCATCGGGAAGATTCTGATTTCATTCATAGCCGGCGTTGTCGTAACCGCGGTAGGCGCTGCGTCCATCTGGCCAAGACCTGCGGCTGATCAGGGCACGCCATTGCATGTGGATGAGAATGCCACGGTAGCACGCGGTAGAGACCAGGCGGACGATGCCGGGCCTGGCCAAGCCTCGCGAGAGGATGAGAAGACTGAAGCCTGCAAGGTTGCCGCAGACTACGCCCGTAGCATCATGGATGGGCGGCAGAATGGTGTTGCAATGTCACGAGTCATGGACTTCGCTAGGGAAGCGGATCCGGCCATAGCACCCATACTGACCAAGATGGTCGTCGATGCATACGACAGACCCAGGATGGCGGTTGAACGCAACCGCGAGACCGCGGTACGGGATTTCGAGAACGAAACGTTTCTGGCCTGCGTCAAGCAAAGCCGGTGAGCTAAGCCTAGGGCGGCTGATTCATCGGCAAGGACCTTGATTAACACGTTCATAAATATATTAGGCTGAACCTATTGACGCTATATTAGGTTTGGCCTAATTTTTTCGCCAGCCGCCCTTGAAGCCTCCCAGAAGAGGCAGGGCGCAGGAGACCCAGCATGGCCCCGATCACCCTGGAACACGCAGTGCTCGCCATCGCCGGCATCGGCGTGGCCCTCAACGCGTACGTGGTGTTCCGGATTCGCCAACTGCGCACCCGTATCAGGGCGATCCCGCTCAAGCCCGGTGAGGCCCTGCAGGCCTCACCGCTTCTTCCGCTTGATCTTGGCGAAACCGCGGGTCTCGCATGCAGTCGTGGCGCTGCACCAAGTGAATCGGCCGCTGTCGATGTTCCCCAGGATGTCGGGATGAGCAGCCACGCTGATTACTGTTCTCGGCTCAAGCCGGTGCGGGAGCTGGGTGCGCTGCAGGAGGTCTGTAATCACTGCGGCGCGCGTCTTGGAACGCCGACCCGAGTGGAAGGCCACTTCGTTGATCGTCACCGGCAGGTAGCCGGTATTGATTACCTCGACCGCGCCGGTCCACACATCAGCTCCGGGCACGTAGAGCGTCACGAATCGGATCTTCAATCGGACCGTGTCCTTGCGGATCAGCCACACGGCGTTGAACACGCCGAGCGTAGCGCCCAGCACCGCAATTCCTAGCGTCAGCCAGTTCGTCCATTCCATGGCCGAAGCATAACTGCGGCCGCCCCAAACGCGAATAGTTGCAGGAGATCACGCATGGCCACGATCGCCACCACCAGCCGCGGCGCACCCAGCGCCGAAACCCGGCCCAATGCCGGGACCATCGTCGTCCGCGTCGGCGAGGCCGCACTGCTCAGCCTGACCTCGGCAGAGGCGCGAGAACTGTCCGAGCACTTGGCCGTATGCGCCGACGCGATCGACGAAGGCGCGACCGAAGTTGCCACCATCGCTCGCAGCAAGCCGCTGGCTCTCCAGCAGGCGGCTGCAGCATGAGCGCCGTCCTCCTGCACTTCCCCACCGCAAGCCTGCGCGCCAACGCCGTCGCACAGGCCGTGCGCCGCGCGGCTCGCCGCCTCGGCTACCACCAGCACAACGCCGACTACGCTGCCGACCTGGCCCGCCGGGACTTCCTTTCCGGTCGCTGCAGTGCAGCGCGCGCCATCTCCGAAATGGTCGACCAGCTCCGCACCGCCATGCGCCTGATGCGCGCCCAAGGCGGTGTTGCATGAGCGCCCCTGTCCATGTTCAACCCCACGAGCAGCGCTGCCATTGCTGCGGCGAGTCCCTCGACCGATGCCGCGAAACCTATCGGGGCACGAGCGCCCCTATCGATGTGCTGGTTGTGCTGGACGCTCTCTGCGAAAGGGCGGCTTCCGGTGACCCGGCCGAGTATCGCGAGCTCAACTCCTTGCGCTACGCCGTCTCTGAGCTGATCAGAGCTTCGGAACGCGTGCAGAACCAGATCGACCCGCTTCTCCACAGCAATGGCTACGGCTATGTGGGTGCGATGGCAGGCCATCGACGGGCTCTCGCCCGCGTCAAAGGCGGTTCCGCGTGACCGACGCCGACTTCTTCGCCGCCATGGCCGTCGGCATCCCGCCCATCACTCCGCCAGTCAGCCCGGCGCCCGCGCCGGCCGAGCCCACCACCGAACAGGAGACCGAGTAATGCGCCACCTGGCCCTGCCCTTCTACTGCGCCGTCGTCGTCGGCCTGCTGCTGGCGCTGCTCGCGCGCGCCATCTACACCGGTGCCGGCTCCCTCCTCCCGCCCTTTGGTGCTGGCGTTGTCTTCTTCACCTGGTGCGGCGTGCGCGACCTGCGGCGCAACTGGCCCGCGTTCCGCGACGAGATGCGCCAGCGCTCGGCAGAGCGAGCGCGCACACCGCTGCCCGCCGACGACACCCACTGACCCCCTGCCCTGCGCTCTCCCCCTGTAGCGCAGGGAACCCGCGCCGGCCGGGTTCCACCAGCCGGCAACCCATTCCACATCGAGATCCGCCATGACCGATTCAGTCGTTGTCGATTTCCAGCACGAGCCCGAGTTCGCCAAGAAGGAGAACGGCGAACTCCCCCGAGTTGAACTGATCCGCGAGCAGGTTGCCGGGTTCGTTGAGGGCTATACCACCGCCAAGGGCCAGCGGCCACCGCGCATCGTCGTGCAGGCTTCAGACCTGAAGCACTGTGTGCGCCGGATCCTCGCCCGCATGCAGAAGCCTCATCGTGATGAAGCCAAGGCAGCATGGATGCGGGCGCGCAAGGCCGGGTCGAAGCAGCCATGGCGCGAAGCGAAGCCCGAGCCAATCCCGGGCGCCACGCTCACCTGGTGTGGCATCCCAATCGAAGGCGTCGGCTACAGCCGCCACCGCGCCGTCGACAAGCACTGACCCATGGCCAAGCCGGTCCAGATGGACATTTTCGACGACGACCCAGCGCGCGAGGCAGCCGCCTGGCGCGTGCAGGCGGAAGAGTCGCTGAAGCACTTCCAGTTCCAGCACGCGCGAGACTGCGCCGTAGCGTCAACCTCCGACCCGCATCCGTGGGTGACGTTCGTGCGCCTGGTAACGCCGATCATCGAAGCCGTCGAGAAGGCGGAGAAGGCGGCGCCCCATGGCTGACCAGCTGCTCACCACGGCTTCTACCAGCGCACCTTCAGCGCTTAGGGGTAAGGCCCGCCACGTGGCGCTCAACCGCAGCCATGCCGAGCTGCATAGCGTCGCCCTTGCTCCTGATCACGCCCTCGGATCGCAACTCGACTGCGATGCCGTCGACTTCGGCTGTGTACGAGAAAACGTCATCCACGCTGCTCGTGATGGTCAGCACGAAATGGTAGCCATCGTGGAAACCGCGCAGGGTTCGATGAAAGCCACGAGTGGTCATGGGCCTGGCGCGGTAGGGGACGTAGTGCACTGTACAGCTGAATGCGGCAAGGCGACAGCATCCAGTCTGGCGGCTGGCTCGCTGCCTGCCGCTGCACAGGCCAAGCACACAGCGCGCGTACTCCTGACCGAATGCCGGGCACGCAGGCACGGCCTCGGCTTCTGGTTCGCCTTCAACGCTGCACAGCGCGCGCGCATGCGTGCAACCGCCTCCGCTCCACTGCCGGCACCGCCGCGCGCACCGGCGCTTCCGGCCCAACTGGACCTGTTCGCATGACCGCTCTAGCGCTTCCGCTCCGCCTCAAGCTCCCCCAGCACGGCCGCCAAGCCGCGATTGCTGGCAATAGCTCGATCATGCCGGGTCTCCCCGGGCTTTCCCGCATTGAGCCATTCCTTCGCTCGCGTCCGAAGCACCAGGTTTGCCGCTTCCAGAACGACCTGGTGGCGAGCATTCCTCTGCCCCATCGCGAACCGAGGGCCGAACACAGTCAGCAGCGTCGCGCCCGGCTCCAGAAGCTGTTGCGCCGCATCGCCCTCCAGGTACTCACCGTGGTGAACCTGCCTGGCCAGCGCATCCAACAGATCGGCCAGCGACCGGTCAGCGCCCGGGGCCATGGCGGCTCGGATCTGCTGCCGCTGCCAATGAGTGGTCGGCCTCTTGGCCAATACCAAGTCCTGAACGTCAGCGCTCTGTCGCAGAGCGCCTGCCTCAGCCTTGGCGCGGAGCCACAACTCCGCATGCGTCGAATTCGCATATTGACTCATGCACCCCAGTGTAGCGCTAGCCATTCCCCACGTTTCCATCGGAGCTGACACATGACCCAGGAACATATCAGCCACCCGGAAGGGTTGCCGAACTGCGCCGCCGGCCACCGCGCGCGCCACATCCACGACAAGCGCTGTGCATCCGCCGGCGGTGGCCACCTGGTCGAATGCGCCTGCAGGTCGACCAGCAAGCATGCCGACCCCGACGCGGCCATTGCGGCATGGCGCCGGCTCAACCGCCCGCCGCGCGGCGCGCGGCCGGCAACGGTGCCTGCGACGGTCGACAACGTCCTGCAGTTCCAGCTCGCCCTGGCCGAACGCAAACCAAAGACCCAGCGCGCGGCGCTGGCGTCGATCTGAAGGAGGGAGTTATGGGAGCTGCCGAGAACATCCCATTCGAGCTGCGAGCCATCGGTGCCGAGGAAGTCGGCACCCTGCTCGGCCTAGCTGCGCGAACGGTGCTGGAGACTGTCGCTTGCAGGCCGGACTTCCCCGTCCGGATCAGCATGCGCCCAGCCACATGGATTGCCGGCGAGGTGCTGGCTTGGCGCCAAGCTAACCGAGCCGGTCAGCCAGCTCGTCGGCGTCGGTCTGGTAGTAAATCAAGAGGCTCTTGA